AGAGTGTGGAAAAGAAATCAATTTTCTCTGTGCCAATATGTTGCAAACAATGACACCGACGTGTCATGAAAGAGAACACGTAATCCAAAAACGTAAATACGCACTAGGAAAACAATGTTCAAACACATCGGTACTATCGCTTACAACGAAAAGAATACACAATGTTTTGTGAGTCGGCGAATGCCGAATAGCTCACATGAAATCAAAAATATTTTATGGAATTTGAGAGTCTGCGAGTGCAGAATAGCTCTCATACACTTTAGAATGAATATGGGGATGAACCAATAGTTCTTTGTATTGGGGAAATAAGATTTCCTTTGTACTTTCCAAGTTGTCCTGAAATAGAATTGAATTGAGATGGATGTGATAATCCAACCCTCTCCGCTGCAGCAAAATCCTTGTCGCGAGATTCGCGTGCGAAGGACAATCTTTCCCCATTTTGAAAATAGGAAGAGAGAGCATTCGCACCGGAACCCACGGCATGGGCTGCAGCAAAGGGAATTGAACCACCAAATGCACCTGCTAAATTAAAAGCCTGAGAAACAGGCTTTGCCGATGGAGCAGATTCCATCGGTTTTGGTAATGACCCATCAAACTTAGACATATCGCCAGCAATTTCCTCAAAAGGAGTTGTTCTCTGGGGAGCACGCATGACTCTAGAGTAAGCAGGTGGTGGTTCATTAACCATAGAATTTTGAAAGAAAGCATCAAGCTCAGATGCTTTACGCAAACCCGCAGTGAAACCGGATTCGCCTGGACGTCTTGGCTCATCATCATTAAACATCCTCATACCAAAATTGTTCATTTTTGTATTTGGTTGGACTACTCACAAGAAGGGACAAACACAAACATATAATTGCAAACACAAAGAGGTTATAAACTTTCATTTTTGCAACACCAACATACATAAAAAGGAACGTTACACACAATTAGTACTTTAATCAAATTTCTTTATCATGTTTCCAATGATTGATGCTAACCATCAATTGAGCGAGAGAAGCTCGCATACTCAAATAATGAGCCAGTGAATCCTCTTTTTGAGCAGGAGTACACTGTTTCCTACTAGCAGCAATGTCAATTTTGCTTCTAACTTGAGCCATAATTTTCTTAGCCTGATTGAGTTCAACAAGAGCATCGTTCTTGGGATCACCATTTTTACAGAGATCTGAATTCTTGGAAGCAACAATTACACTGATAGGTGTGCCTTTTGTACCAGGAGCTTTTCTTCTGCATGCATTTGTTATAGCATTAGAAAACTGACTAGCTTCCAATCTAGATTGCATCGAAGCATTCTGCTCATCTACATCCAACTGATTAAGCCGGATTTTGATTGTAATAACTTCATTGATGTAATGCAATCTAACTGTATCTCTAATATAATCTTCAGCATCCAAGCGAACTTCATCGTCTTTCAACTGTTCAGTAAGCTTAGTACCTTGATCGAGAAGAGCATGTTGGGTCCAGGAACAAATTCCCTCTGCATACGAGTCACAATCTCTAATACAAGAGAAAGCGACATGGAGAGGAGAAACACCTGTCCAAGATGGTAAACACAAATCTTCCATAGTCTCACGAACCATTCGATTGACGTCTGCGGGGGATCGATCAACATAAGGCGTAACCAATAAACGTAGCATACCAAAAACACGCTTAGCCATCTGTTGTTCTCTATCATATGAGCTATTCCAATCATCACCTTTATCAGATAACAGATTTGGATCGATTGCGTGTGCTGTTGACTGCCTGTTGAGGGGATGATTGTACAGCTTCGCTTCGTCGCTCATTGACATCATGAAGAGGAATATATGAGATATTGGGAGATGAGTTTGCGAAAATTTGAATTCGAAGACTACCTGAGTAAAACACACAAGAACCGTTATAGAATGGAGTAGTTATGGGCAGTGGTTTCATATTATTTCACTTCTAGATAACATCATATATAATGAAAGTACCAATGTATGAGTAATTAAACATAAAATGCGCAGTTAGTTGCGGGCTTCTCATTTTGCTGTTGACAAAGCAGCCTTCTCCTCCTTGTCAAGTCTATCCCAGCGTGCAAACAAGTATTCCAATTTTGATTGCATGCCAGGATCCTCAAGTCTCTGTCTTAAATCATCACCAATTTTGATTCTAGGTCGGCGTGCAGCCATATTGTATTTGGCCACCATTGCATTATGCGCCTGAGTATGATACGTATAAGAAAAAGTAGATGCGGGAGGAAGAGGAGAGCTTACAGGAAAAGTTCCTTCAAAAGTTAAATAAACTTCAGATTCTGGTTCAAAAATCACATCTGAAGCAAATGGAGAAGTTGTAAAGAATCCATTGGGGTTAAGTCTAAGAATTCTAATCGGATCGGGAAAATCTCTAGTGCGAACAGCATACAAATAACTAACGGCAGGATCAAGACCTGAAGTTGCCTTCATGTCGTTGGCCATGTCCTCAGTCTGAATGTTAAGTGAGCGCAATCCTACATTAGTAAAAGTAACAATGGATTCATTAGCAACAGAGGGAGTAAGAACAGTCTGATTATTAGTAATAGCCAAAGCAGCTAAAGAAATAGGAGCTGGATTGGTTGCAGCGATACAAAGATATAAATCTGCACCGGCTGTATAAACAGCATAATAATCGGAACCAGTAGCAGGTTGGAAAAATATCTTGAGAACACCATCATCTAATTGTTTAGTAGTATTATGATTGGGAGAGCCAGTAAAATTTGCAGTTTTGTAAAGAGAAACATTAGCTTCATAAACACCTAGTTCAGCATTATTAATAATAAAATGAGGCGTGCCAGTAAAGGGAGCAACATCAAGATACGTTGATGCATCAGTAAGAATTTGTGAGTGCTGAGCCAATCCAATTGTAGAAGTTCCAGATAAAATGTTGTCTCTAAGAACAACAAAATCAGCGTCCATTTTGTTACCAGGGAAGTCAGAAGTAAAGCGTCCATTTATACCATAAGCCATTATACCACCAACCTCAAGTGTTGTAACACCAGAGTTCAGATACTGTATACGCATCCGAGACGTCGATTGATCATCACATCCTCGCTGATTAAATATATCAGTGCATGTCTCAACTGACAAAGGACCAGCATTGATGGGAGGAGCAATAGAAGTACCAAATGATGGATTAGGTTGAGCAAATGAGAACTTTCCAACCGATTCAACAACAAGAGAAATGGAATCAAAAGTAGCATTTTGTGTAACAAGAGGCCCAACAACATAAAATACTATGTAACCTCCAAAGGTCTCCGGACGATCCGATGAGGGATCATTCACAGACCAATGGAACATCACATTTCTTTCATCTGGTGGAGAGTAAGTCATCCAATCTGTGTTCTTAGGATCCAAATCAACGTTAGGATAAGCGGTAAGATTTTCAGTTCCCATTCCACGAATTTCAGCTTCCGAGATATTAGGGGGAAGAAATCCAACCCTAAAAGAGCCTCCAAAGAACGCAGTAGCCATAAAACGGCACCGAATACCCATGGAACCATTCCAAGCATTGAACATCTGATATACAAAACGAACAAATTTATGACAAAATAGGGGATGTACTTTAATAATGCCAAACACGTGACCAGGTTGAAACTTGGAAGAAATAACGAATCGGGTAAGAAAAATCCAATCACGAAAGAGAAGAAAATTAAGAGTTTCAATCGCACTAGTGTGCTTAATTTCTGATGGTTGGGACTGGAGTGTTTGCGCATCCTGAGACGGAACTGTTTCCGCTGTGCCAGAGATGCCTCCAGAGTCGATTGCCTCGCCGAGACCCGACATAATGAAGATGAGGGTGAGATGAGATGAATGATGAATGAAGAAACGCAAAGTGTGTTATCACATTAATATAAACTGTCGAGTTACAAATATTAAAATGAAAGTACACTGTATTAGTAATTTAAAGAGGCATACCAAGTGTTGCATAACACTCCTCATAAGAGGGAAAATTTAACATTATAGGTTTGCCTCTAATCGCTTTGCGAATCTTTTTACACCACACATCAAAGAACTCACGCCCATGTAAAGCCAATTCTGGAAAAATAGTATCAATGGATTGAGCAACAAGTGCAGGATCACTACATATGGGCCACTCCGAATCTACTGGAGAATAGGGGGGGGAATATCTAATCCAAGAGAGTTGTTTAACAATAGAATCTAAATTTGCCTTTCCAACCCAATACCCAGATTCATTACGGAAAGATTTCTTTAGAAATTCCAATTCTGCTAAAGGCCTAATGTTTGGAACTTCTCCGGTTGATTTTGCAGCACTAGTCGCTTTAAATCCATAAATCGTAACGATGTCCTTACAGCTATTAAAATGAAACCAGGATTGAACATCTGGGTGTACCGCAGCAAAAAAATCATCACCATAAAATCCACATCTTACGTATTTCTTAAAAGAAGCGTAATTTGCAAGTTCAGGCGCATAAATCCTAGCCAGGCGCAACCAAACACAAAAAGTAAGAATCCAATTTATAAGGGAATTCTCAACAGCAGTACCCGGATTTCCAGAAACTTGAGATCCTTCAAGACGCCACACACGGTTCCCTGACACTACAAGAGCACGCTCAACAGCGCGGTGTAGAGATAATCGTGCGACATCATGAGAAGCTTTCCATTCCTTGTCGTCCGAACAATGCTGGTACACTCTATTAATTAAACGAGGGACAGCTTCAGTAAAAGCACGAGGAACACCACCATCCCAATTGGCATAATCCATATCAAATCCATGGTCAGACACTTCAGCAAAATAATGGTAAAGCGCGTGACCTTCAAGAGAGTTAAAGTTTATGCCAACTTTTATGGGGTGCATGTCGAAAGTTTCACCTATTCTGTGAAGAAAAGAGCCAAAATATTTACGATAGGCAATCAAATAATCAAAAGGACATCCAAAGAAAACACGAGTTTTACGAGAATTGACATCGTAAATTTTCTTTAATTTATAAACTTCATCCTTCAGATAAGCTGAAAAGATTGCATCAATTTCTAAGTTATTTTCCGCATCAACACACATTTGATCAATTCGAGAAGACACATACTGTCCAGCCTCAGAGCCATCAAAATACCACAATCCATTGGTAGGGTTCTGTTGAAGATAATCACCCTTATTTCTCCTATTAGGGAATTTTTGAGTAAAAGGAAATCCAGCAGAACCTGATCTATCAATAGAATGAGCCTTGGGATACTCTTCCTTGAATGGAGTGTTTATGGCTTCTGTCTTTGTATAAATGCGTGTGTCAAGATCTTTACTATTAAATATTGAAATCAGTTCGTCAGAAACAGCAATAATAGCGGCATCTATATCAGCCAAGCATTCGTCAGACGCCTCGTTGGCCTGATATCTCGCGAGCCCTTCATTCAACATAGACGCATGATCAGTATTTCTAAAATCAGTTGTAGAGAGAATGGAGGGCTCGAAAGAATTATCAATATCAAGTCCGGTCTTATACTTAGAAGTAGTAGCAGGTGTATACACTGTTGAAATAGGCCTTCCGACTAAATTTAATCCAGTTTGAACACATTTCTTATGTTGAGTAAATTCTGTAAAATCTCGAGAAGATTTCTTTTCCAATGCAACAGCAACGTCAGATTGGGCCATAAATCTTTCAATATATTCACGAGTAAATGCAATAGCAATTGAAGTTGAATTTGCTCCAGCTCTATGAATACCACACAACTTTGAAGTGATACTCTTCCCAATGAGATACACTGGGTTACCGCAATCTCCTCTAACGGTGACTCCGGAATAGCCGATATGACCAAGTGTCATATTATAAATTAATTTTCCACCTTCCATTTTACCTTGATTTGTAATCTGGGCATCAGCAGATGCTGGCTTGTGCGTTATTCTTCTTCCATCAATATCGTGCCTAACGAACATGAGTGGGAATCCTTTTGGTCTTAAGGTAATAACCTTCATAAACTCTTCTTCAGTAATTATAAACTTTGTAATATCTGCCTGTGCTGGAAACTCTTTATTTGTAACCATGAACAGTGCCATATCACCAAGCTTACTTTTCCTAAGAAGCTTTACTTGCCAATTATCCACTTTATCCATCATACGCATCTTAAGGTTCAATGAATCATCAAATGCATGAGCTGTAGTAACTCCAATATTACCTTTAAGCATTAATCCATTTAAAATAAAACCAGTTGTATCATACAAAGCACACGCATTATTTGCTACCTTATTTGAGATAACATCTAATTGTTCATCATGCATGCCTTCTTGAATCTCATTCCGATCCATAGTCATATCTTTCAAATAGTTCGGAAATCTACGCCTGTAGAAATCGTATACTCCTTTGGGAATCTGAACATTTGTCTCAGGGCCAAACAATTTTTGTGTGGCAACAAGCCAAATGCACTTATTCTCATAATCATACGGAATACCATATGCATAAGAATAGGCAAACACCGATCCGAGGTCAATTTTGGTCTTGTGGCTAAGGGGAACTACTTTACTTATCATAAGGTTCATACCTTGCACATCAACATTTCGAGTCTTAATAAACTTGTGCTCGAGTTCTCTCTCCCCACACTGGAATGATGATCTTCCAGTCATGGAGGGAACTTTCCATCCTCCATTATAAGGCAAACACATTCCGTGGAACGTTCCAAGGTTAGATGATTCCTTCATAAGATAAATGCGATCATCATAAAAAATACCAAACTCATTGAGATTATTAACTACAACATCACCATTCTCAGGCTTTGCTGTGGGAAGAGTAGCCCACTGAACTTCATCTTTCTCTTCCACTTGAGGCGCTGGTTGGGCTTTAATATTCTCAGTTTCCTCAGGGTATTTACGCTCACGATAGTAACCAATACGGACTAAATGCCATGTTCTAGTCTCCGGATCATATTCCCATCGATATCCTTTAGGTGGACGAGATCTTCTTTCAATACCCTCAGGATCCGCTGGGATAAATGCACGACATTCTCTAAAATAACCAATTCTAACCAAATGCCAAGTACGAGTTTCAGGATCGTATTCCCACCTATATCCCTTCGGGGGGCGAGAACGACGCTCTTCATCAAATTGACATAAATCTATAAATGCTTGCCAATCAAAGTCAGGATCCTCAAAGTTGTCTTCAACAGCTCTAGGCATTGTAGGGGGAGCTAATACAACCAATTCTACAGGAGTAGATGGAGGTGGGGGAAGAGCTTGAACAGGGGAATAAAATAAAGGTGCGAGAAGCGCGGCGATGGATGCAGTAGATGCAGCAATACCAAAAATGGAACATCCCAATTTTGCCCACTTAACAAATGGCAAATTATCAAACATCCTCATGGTAAGCTCATTTGTTGTTTCAACCTTTGATGGAAGAGGTTTTTCGCCATGTAATCCAAACAATCTAGTGAGCACACCATGGTAACGCATATTATGCTTATCAAATTCAACAAATTCACCACCCATCACAAGACCATTAGCAGTCATACGGGGTCGCATAGGACAATTCTCATCCACAAGATACGCAGTTGGCTTACCTTCATTCGAAATAAACCCAAAAGTCACGTCCAGAAACTTAATCACAACATGTGGAAAATTTTCTGGACCCGATTCGAGTTCATTAAATTCAGCAATAAACTGTTTTATATTTGACGAAAATGTATCCTTCGCTTTCCCAATTATACCAATTGCTCCGGTAACATGGGCAGCAACTTCAAACATACTAGCCTTAACCAATTTACCATTATGATCCTGTTTGTAAATCTCAAAACACTTAAAATCTTGAAGAGAAAATGCAGAAGAGAATTGGTCAGAACAAGCCTCAATATTAACAATATAATCAAAATTTTCTGGCATAGGGACAACAAATGCATCAGTATTGAATACGGTCTTAGCGATCATATCCATTTTCAAACAGTGCTTGAGACGTTGAACAATGTCCGAAAATACCATATTACCATTCTTTATATTAGCTTCCACATTCAAATACTTTCCACGTTCTACAAAATTTTTATCTCCGAGAAATTGACCTAATGTCAATCCTTTAGCTCTAAGCTTTAATTTAGTTTTAAATGTGGCTGTAATAGTTAGAACGAGTGATCTATTACATATCATCTCTCTCTCTTGCTTGTGTGATTTCCAAATATCAGTATCGTTATTGCCAGTAGCGATGATTTTACCACCACGACCTTCATAACTACGAACTAATTGTTCGCGATAACAATCAAATCTGTCACGTGAAGCGGTGACATCATCAAACCAAAGTATTTTACCTTTAGGATATTCTTCATCTTTCTCAAAGAGAACTCTATAATATTCATCAGCCTTAAAAGTCTGATTGAGAATATATGTCTTACCAACATGAGAATCACCAAGCAACAATGCACTATAGAACTTATGAAAAACCTGTGGGGAAACAGGACGCATATTTGTAGCTTGCGGAGTAATTTTCTCAACAATATTTCCAAAAGTCCAATGAGCATTTTCACAATTAAAGTACATTTTTATATCAGGAAACGCTTCAACAATTTCATCACAGTTCATCTGAGTTTTAAAATATTTCTTGAAAAATCCATCTTCAATTATAGGACGATTGAAGAGGTGTTCACCATTATATGAATTGACAAAAGTCTTACCAGCACGTGTCCGCACAATAAGATACTCAGAAAGAGCATCACATTCCTTGAGATATGCAATAAGACAATCGTCAGTAAACATTGAATCCAGCACAAAAGATTCTTCTTTGGGAAATTTTATAAGAAAATCAGTGAAAGACATCTTATATTCTGTTGGCGATTCATTTAGCGCAGATGCCAAACAGGACAGAACTTTATGTCCGTTATACAAAATATAGGGGAGTTGATCTTGACGAACTACTTCAAATTTGAATCTACAATCAGGCGCTTCCGCACGTTCAGCATTTTTAGCATGTGCGAGAGCCTCCAATTGTTTTCCTTTACGCTTAAGAATGGAGGGAATATCAAAAATCTCCGAATTATACTCTATCCTCTCAGTTGTTATGGGTTCACCACGTTTGAGCAAGATATTTTCAATATGAAGTCTGTATCTCTCAGATCTAAACTTCTCATGTTCCAAAACAATCTCCAGAATCTCCTCATAAGTGACATCACAAAGGTACTCTGCAGATTGCTCATTAATATGAGCAGCCGACGAAGAAGCAGGATCTTCCATGCGCTCAAATGCAAACATGCATATGCGTGGAAGATTCTCTTTCCACCACTGAGGATCAGTAGGTTCACTACGATATTTTTCTTTATAAGCAGTGAGTTTTTCGTTAAAAACATAAAAACAGTAATCCCGGCGACGATCAAATGAAATTAAATTCTGAATTGTAGGAGAATCTTGGAGATAATTAACGTTAGAAGTAACTATCATATATTGAGAAACAAAAGGTTTCCCCTTTTCTCCTTGAAATGCTCCGATAACATCTTTAGCATCTTCTGAAGTAAACCCGTGAAACTCTAATTGGTCAAGACCATCCTTTCGCTGACATAAGTCATCCATAAAATATACTGCCTGCGAAGCATACCCAGAATGAAATTTATCATCAAAAGTACGAGGATATTGACAACACTTTCGAGCAGTACAAATATCATTGCAAAGTTTCTTAGCCATTACAGTCTTACCATGACCAGGTGGTCCAGCAAACCATACGCAAGATGGACGTTGTTTACCATTATCGGCTTTAACCATATTAACCTTAAGTTCGTTTAGCGTTTCTATCATTTCAAGACACTTCGCGAGTTTCTGGCTAACATTATAATTAGACTTCTCATTCATTTGGATATCATTATATTTACCATTAAGTTCTTGATATCTAATATCAAGTTTAAGAACTGTGTTGTCACGAATTAAACCAAAATAATCAACCTTTAAATCATTAGAATATTGAACACATTCGGAGTAAAGTGTATTGACTTTCATTGTGAGAAGTTGCAATTTCTTAGCAGCAGGTGTAAAATATTCTTTGCCAAAAAGAGAGTATCCCATAGTAAAAAGAGAGTCAACTGAACTATTAACTTGTGCTGAAATATAATCTTTTGCTTTAAGAGCAGCAACGAATTTAACAAGATTTGCAGAACTTTCCTTAAGAATTCCAATATCGAGCATCTTAGTGATGCCAAACATAACAGCAACAATAGCCAAAAATCCAGCAAGAGGACGTATAACGTCTAAATGCGCATCGATCCATTCTAATGCTGTGTTGGAGGAAGCATTAGCAGTCTTCATACCTTCAACACCAAGAGTAGGATCATACTCTTTAAGATCTGGGAGAGTTGAAAGTGACTGTTGCACAGCTTCAAGAGAAGGCTGATGTACAGGTATTTGTACTTGAGATTCATCTTGTTTAAAGAATCCCATAACAGTCTGGAAAAAAGATTCAATTTCGGGAAGCGAATTCATGAGCGTATGAACTTTAGTGTATGTAGTTGTTGGACAATACATCTGAAGTATAGCGTAAAGAATTGCAGGCTTCCTGATTTTGTGCGGTGTCAATAAAAAGTCAGAAATGAGTGAGACAAGCGGAACAAGTCGCATCTCTGAAATTTTTGCTTCAAAATCATGGATCAAAGTGGCAAATTCTGCCACTTTGGATTGAGGGACATCTAACGGGGTGTCAACCGAGGAGGAGTGTCCGACGGATGAAATGTCGGATACATCTTCGTCAATGAACGGAATGTCCATATCGGATGAAATGGATGATGATGGGGTTTGGGATGATAGTGAAGTTTGGGTTTGGAGTGGTTGATGTGCGGCCATAAAGGCTGCACTGTGAGTTTGTTGAGTCATGAGTTG